TGCCGGCATAAGTGTGGAACTCGCCGTCTGCCTGCTCGACCTGAGTCACGGCGCCGTACAAAGTGCGGCCGCATGCGGGAGCGGTCAGGATGCACTTACCCTCGGGGATGTACTGCACGTCGTTGCCGTTGTCGTCGGTGTAGGTTTCGTCGTAGGAGATGATGCTGATCACACGGCCGCCGACGTTCAGCTTGGCCACAATAGCAGCGCCGGGTGCCAGAGTCTCGGGCTCAACGCTGCCGAGCTCGTAGCGGCGGTTGTCGAGGAACTTCTGGATCTCCTCGTTCTTGATGATAGCGTCAGCCACATCAGGAGAGCATACCAGCTCGGAAGCTCTCAAGCCCTTGCTGGTGAGCAGGCGGATCATGGCCTTCAAGTCGTCCATGATATGAGCGCCGGCCTCGTTCCACTTCGCAGCGGTGTGATACTCTGCGGGGTTGTTGTCGCCTTCATAGAAGCGGATGTGCATGTCATCCTCTTTGGTTGCGTCGTCTGCGATGTGCTTCATGACGCAGCCGTTGGTCAGCATGGTCTCGGCAGCCATCAGCTCCTCGCGGCGAGTGATGAACTCGCCCAGCTCGTCGGCATCCTTCAGGATGAGGGTCTGCTGACGCTGTGCGGGAGTCAGTTTGGAGTAGAGAGCTTCGCCGAAGCCGCGCTTGCTCAGGTCGTCATAGCTGAGCGCACGCTTAGGAGCCACGAAGGGCGGAGTGTAGCGCTCCATGTGGTAGCCGTTGCGCAGGATGGTCACGCCACCCTTGCGAGGAGCCACGAAGGGCGCCAGCTTCTTGCTGCCGTCCTTGTATTCGACGAGCACGTCGTCGGTCGCGAACACGTCGCTCGCCACGTTAGTGGGGAAGTAACGGTCGCGGAGGAAGCTGTTGGCAGGAGTCAGACGCTCGACTGCCATCAGCAGAGTGTGGGTTTCGTAAAAGTTGAAAGGCATGTTCTTGTCCTCCTTCTTAGATTTCCACCGCGTCGGCGAAGAGGATGCCAGACTTGCGCAGGATCTCCTCGTCTGCTGCGGTGAGGGTGTACTCGCCGTCGGTGCTCACCTTGTTGCGAGCGAAGTGGCCGGAGCGATATGCAGTAGCCACAGTCACAGCGTCAGAGAGCTCGACGTCGTCGGTCAGGATGTAGGTGCCGTTGGTAGCTACGAGAGCCGCAGCGGCCGCAGCCAGTTCGCCGCCGGGTGCGCCGGTGACAACAGTGCCGCGCTTCAGAGTGCCTTCGCCGGCTGCCAGCTTGACATGCACGACGTCAGCGACGGGGATGTTGGAGACGAAAAGGCCGTCATATTCAACAGTCCCGATGGTTTCGTTGAGTTTCTTGCTCATGGTTTCGTTTCCTCCTTAGTTCTTCTTGGTGGAGTTGTAGAGATTGACGATAGCGTCCACCTGCGCCGCGTCATCTGTTTCGCTGCCTTCCTCGCCGCCGTTAGGAGCTGCGCCGACACCGGCCGCGCCGGAGTCGTCATTGTCCTGCTTGACGTCGTTGAGGTGCTTGGTGCCGAGGGCTGCCTGCTTCTTCATAGCGGCAAAAGCCAGCTGCTCGGCGGTCATGGGTTTCTCGCCATACTTGGCGTCTGCGATCAGCTGAGCGTCGCCGACACTGGCCTCGATCTCTTCGATGGCCTGAAGGCGTGCACGTTCCTCTGCGATCGCGTTGGTGCGAGCTGTCTCGGCGGCTTCGCGCTCGATCTGAGCGATGATGTCGCCGTGCTGAGCTCTCAGTTCTGCTGCGGTCATGGGTTTAACCTCCTTCTGATTTGTGGGCTTGTTGCCCGGTTTGTTTTTATCGCCGGCCGCGGGTGCGGCGGTGATACTGTTGTTCACGGGGATCGCCCCGGGGATGCGCCTGAAGGCGCCGACGTCGTGGCGGATGCCTGCGACGAGGAGCACTTTCTTGTCAGCGCTCAGAGCAGCGGCAGGGCCTTCGTCCTCGATCAGAGTGTTGGCGAAGCCGTTGTCGACTGCTTCCTGACCGACCATCCACGTCTCGCGGGTCATCATGCTGCGAAGCTGATCGACAGCGATGCCGGTCTTGGCGTGGTAGATCTCCGCGATGGCGCGTTCGCTTGCGTCAAAATCTTTCTGGAGCTTCTTCAGATCGGTGAGGTTGTAGTAGTCCATCAGGAGCCCGCTGACTCCGTGGATCATGATCATGCTGCCGGGGTAGACCTGCACGTCATCACCTGCGCAGGCAATAACAGACGCAGCGCTTGCTGCGATGCCTTCGACGATGACAGTCTTGGCGCCGGTGAGGCCCTTGATCGCATTATGGATCGCGATGCCGGTGTAGAGATCGCCGCCGCAGCTGTTGATCTTGATGGTGATGTTGCTCTTGTCCTTGACAGTTTCCAGATCCTCGAGGAAGCCCTCGGGAGTGATAAACTGACCGGCCACGGGCTCACCCGTCCACCAGTCCACGGGCTGACGGCTCACGACGTCGCCATAAAGCAGGATCTCGCCACTGTCGTCTCCGGTGCTGGCGATGTTCCAGAACTTCGTGATCTGGACGCCGGCAGGAGCGACGGGCGCGGGCCCGGCATAGAGTCGGGGTGCTTTACTTTGTCTCATGGGTTTCTCCTTCCTTGACAGTTTTCACGGCTTCTAAAACCACCGCGCGGATGATGTTCGAGAGCTGCGGATCTGCCGCGGTTCCCGGTTGCGCTTCACCCTGCGCAGCGCGGAGCTTCTCGTTCTCTCGAGCGAGTTGCTCGACATTGGCATCCCACTGGCCGCCGTTGAGCCTGATGGTCGCCTGCTCACGGGTTGTGATGCCTTCGCCGATGGCGAGGATCTCCGCCGTGATCTCCTTTGTCGGGTCGAGTTGTCCCTGAGTGGGGCCGATCCAGTCGGCGCCGAGATACGCAGCGCGGAGCGCCGGATCCGTGAAGAAGCCCGGCGCTGAGATACGACCGCGAGCGACGGCCTCGGCCAGCCACATCTCATAGATGGGCTGACAGAAGTCGCCGACGAACCACTCGCGGCGCATCTTGAAGGCCTTCCACGCTTCCATCAGAGCCGCACGGCTCGCACTGTACGAGCTGTTGAAGGCTTTGAGCAGAAGGTCGGCGGGCACTTCCAGAGCTGCGCCCACCTGCTCGCAGATGGCACGCATGAAGCCCTCGAAGCCAGAGGCCGGGCGCTTAGGATCGGCAAATGTGACGTCCTCGCCCGGTTCCATGATGTTGATCTGGCCGGGGCCCATCTCGTACTCGTTCGGATCTCTGCTTGTCTCAGGGAGTGAGCTCCCCACCTCGTTGAACGGGTTGTCAGCTGTTCCTGCTTCCGTCTTGATGAAGGCGGTGAAGAAGGACTCGACGAGGGCGGCGGTCAGCTCGCTCTCGGTGTATCGCCTCAGCTGAAGCAACGGCTCGATCACCTGCGCCAGATAGCTGACGCCGCGGTATTGATCCGGGCGTTCGCTCTCCATTATGTGCAGGATGTTCGGCAGTCCGGTGCGTTTGCCGTAGGCCTCCACGCGCTGCCACTTTGTTGTGGCGGCCCCGAACTCGAGGGGGTAGGTGCTGCGGATGTGGTACGCTTCGATCATGCCGTTGCTGTTCACTTCTACGCCGTCGTATATTGTGTTGCCGTTGGCGGCCTTGCCTTGCGTGAGGAACTGCGGGGTCATGATGCCACTGTCCGTAGGTGTTGCGATGCGGTCAGCTTCGATCAGGTGGATGCGCAGCGAGTAGGGCGTGAGATCTGTCGGGTCGTACTGCTTGACGACTGCGAACACGTCACCGCTCACCAGCCACGAAGCCAGAGCGAGCTGCTGCATCGCGTAGAAATTGTTGACGCCGGTGGCGTCGCAGGCTCTCTTACGGTCAGCCCAGAGGGCGAACTCCCTCTCGGCTTTTGCCTGCCATGCGTCCGCGGCCGCCTGATCCATGCCGAGAACCTCGCGGTCGATGCGGCTCTTCAGGTGAAGGCCGACACCGATCACGTTGGTGCGGTTGGTCTTGATGGCCGAGGTCGCGATGGGTGCTGCCATGTAGAGC